CGATACATATACCGCACTACCCCCCTGATTCGGGAGGTAGGATATGCGGTCAATTATGCCTATAATGTGAATTGAAGCCATAGTTGTACGAATAAAATAACGATATACTTGATTTTTCCCACTTTTCAGCGCGTCTGAGCGGATTTTTACACCTCTGTGGTACAACTAACCACGAAGAGGATTTCCGCACGTCTGAGAGTCTTTTTCTTGGGAAATGAATTTCTCTTTCAGAAAACGCTCCACATCCTCCTGCTTATAACCATAGTCGTACTTGAGCGCGAGAATGGCATAGTGGATGACTTTCTTCAAATCCTCATCCTTGTTTTCCCGTTCCACAGCAAGTCTTATTATGTTTTTTGCATTATCGGATATTCCAAGAAAGTCTGCGAGGTCACTTTCATTGCATTTATATCCGTACTTTTTGTGGAAATCTCTATGACAATCAACGCACAGGCAAATACCGTTACCATATCTCTTTTCGTATTGTGGATACATATTTCTTGAAAAGATATGATGAGCTTGAAGTCTTTTTTTTGCTCCGCACTTCGCACATTCGTTGTCGTATATCATTTTTACGTTATAAGACCACTCATTGTGCTTTTTTGCGTTATTTTCTTTTTCTTCATACAGACAGCCACACGACTTAGTATGCCCTCTCTGCAAATTCGCAGCCTTGACATCTATAATGTTGCCACAGCTACATTTACATCTCCAATATAGAAACTTCCCTTTTTTGAAAGAGTGGTCTGTTACCGTTAATTTGCCCACAGTCATTCCCGACATGTCTTTGCGACGGTTAGGGAAATGTTTTAGACAGCCACATGACTTCGTTGTCCCAGACTTTACGTTATATGCAGAAGCGACCACTTTGTTTCCGCAGTCGCATTCAAAAAGCCACTTTGCTCGTGAAAAATTATCATATCCTACAAATTTTATCGCCTTGAGCCTGTTGAAGCGTTGACCTGATATATCTAAATACTGTTTACGCTTATCAGTTCTGTCAAGCAAAAAGGAATTACACTTTCCGCAGGTTTTTGTATGACCTGTAACAATGTGACATAAATGCCTATATACGGTATTGCCGCAATCGCATCTGCATTCGTATTTCTTTATGCGGTCAGATAAAGGCACATCGCTCATTATAGTGAGATGTGCATATTTCTTCCCTACATAGTCTTTAATGTTGTATTTCTCTTTTTTCATAACGACCAAATAATCAAATATAAAAAATATACGTACGAATTATCATTCTCCATATTCCATCTCTATCAGCCTATGTATGGTTGATAGGGCTTTCTCCAAATCCTCTCGTCCGTTTTTATCTCTAAAGCGAGTAATATACTTTATAGCAGTAAAACTCAAAGGGTCGAGATTATTTCTGTAACCATACTCAAAGGGGTCTATCGCAAGTTTTTCATAATGCGTACCTCCTACTTGCTTTCCTGATTTCTTTTCTTTTTCCATTGTATTTTGTTTTTTATCAGTTATTATTAAAAGGGAGCTACCTCTTCTTCTGGAGAGAACGGATAATGCGCATCGAATACCGAACTCTGCTGCGGAGGCTCTTCCCATCCGTATATAACACGTTCTTCGGGCGAGTTCTTGAATCTGCGGCTTTCGATTTCGTAGTGCATACCGACCAACACATCGCATACACCATACATTCTGTTTTTGGAAATTTCTATCACGTTGCCGAAACCCGAATATTTTTGTATTTCGGTTTGCCCATAGAACTCTGCTCCTGCTTTCAAAAAGTCTTGATTAACACGATGCGCAATTAGTACATTATCAACCGCATTCGTCAAGTCTGCTGTACCCGAAATGTCCGCTTTTCGCAAAAAAGCAAGGCTTTTACGAGGGTGCGCCACTATTATGATATGCACATGGTTTTTCTTTGCAAATTCCTTTAATTGCAAAATCAAGTTCTTTTGCTTGTTATTCTTATCGCCCTCCAATAAATCAATGTCTAAAGACATCAAGTTATCAAGGATAAACAGCTTAACATTGGCTTTTAGCAATTCCTTCATATCATGGAAAACCTCTTCCCAAGTATTGCCGTATTCGTTGTTAAATAGAAAGAATCTGCCATCCATCCACTTGTCTATCTTTTCGGATATGTTATTTGGTACATAATACTTTCCGTCACCATACTGTGATTGACGCAAATTATCCCTACCAGCAGCAACCATTTGAATCCATGCCTTTAGAATATGTGGCGGTAACTCACCACTAAACAAAGCGCACGAAACGTTTTGTTGTAGGACGTTGCATACCAAAGTGTTGAGCCATGATGACTTTCCACTTGCATTTCCACCAGAAAGTAGCGTGACCTCACTTTCGGCCAATCCTAATATATTATTGTCAAGTTCGTGAATACCCGTCTTTACGCGAGGGATAGCAGACAAGTCAACTTTCTGAATATCGGACATGGAAAGCCACTTTTTGCCCAACTCTGGAATCTCATCCTTTATCTCGTACTTGGGCTTTTGTGGCAGATGAGGCACTACTTGTCTATACCGAGTCTGGGAACTGAAGTCCTGCTTTTCTCGTTCGTATGCGTGTGGGTCGAAGTGAAGACGAAATGCCCTCCAATCGTGTTGTGCGCACGAGTCGTGAAAGCATTTGAATGCTATGCTTCCGTTAGGCAATTCAAACAAGGCACTGTCGGGAGCTTTGTGCTGTGAATCGAAAGGGCACTCTTCAAGCACGTACTTTGTGCCTCCTCCCGAAATAGGAAGTTCCTTGGCTACTCTAATTTCATATTTCGCAATAAAGTCCCTCAAGCTAAAACTCTCCCCTTGGATTCCGTTGTAAGCCCTATGCTGTACAGACTCCGTCTTAATGGAGTACTTTTCTATGAAAGACTCTATTTGCTCACGTTTCATTCGTGTAACTTCTTGCGGAACGGCAAGTATCTTCGCCATCCTATGAGGTCTTTCCTGTGTATTCCGACCCTTGCGTCCCCAAGTTCCATACAGGCGCATAATCCTGTTTGCATCCCCGACGACTTTATCTATTTTGACTTTTTCGTCAGAGAAGAGATTGGAGAGAACCTCGTAGAACTTCCTTACTACGGATTCGCTTTCCGCCGTATTCGGCATATCAATGGGGTAGTATATGTGATAGCCTGAAGACGAGTCGCATACTATCGGCAAAGAGAAGCCCGCATCCCTCAAGAATTTGTATACCTCACATGCCTTTTTGTGCGCATATCCCTTTTCTTCGTCTGTACTGCTTACGTCCGACGGACGCTCAACGTCAATATCGACAGGAAGTAGCCAACGATGCTCTATGTCGTTCTTGGATGTAGCAGAGCCACTTACCGTCAAGAATGTGTCAAATTGCTTTCTGCTGCTACATGCGGACTTCACTTCGTTTACCGTGAAGTATATCTGAAACATATCGTAAGAAGGGAGAAGCGCGAGAGCTTTCTCTATATCCGTGAAGTATCCGCTATAAATCTTGCCTCCGCCGCACAGGATTCGTATCTCGAACAACTCGCCATCGCGCTTGAATACGCTGTGCCAACGTCTTATTTCGTTTATATCCATAATGCCTATTAATACAAGTATTGTTCCTTCCTCTCAAGTATGTATGCGAGGCGTTTATTCTTACAAATGCGGTCTTTATAGAAGAATCGGAATGCCGCAGGGGTCTCTTCTAAGTGGGTATGCACGTATACGAGCCAGTATGGGAACATCGGGTCGTAAGTTTCGCATTTATAGTACTTCTTCCTAAAATACCGAAACGAGACAGTCTCGTCCCATAAGGTTTCCGTGTCTCCTCCGTTGTCATACTCAAGCAGAGATATGGTTTCTTCGGTGACATTGATGTCGTAAACAATACAGGTGTTCTCGAAATCGCTATGCTCGTAGGTGAACAAATCTCCTATATGGACATCCTCAAAGGATAGAGCTTCATGTATATGTGTGTGACAGTCCTCGCACAAAGTGACTAACGCATCATCGTCATACTCCCAAGGCATCCTGTCTTGAGCGTAGTATCTGTGATGCACATGGAGGTACTTGTCTTGCGCACCGCAAAACTGACATGTATTCTCGTCCCTTGAGAGGATTTCGTTTCTTCTCTTTATCCATAGCGGACTGCGGAGCAGTTCTGGGTAGTTTTCTTTCGCTATTCTTTTATCCATTGCTTCTTCTCCTTAGACCATTTAACATTACCACGACCATTATTGAGCATAACGGTCGCACCATCTGGACGATTCTCGTCTGTATATCCATCAGGTATATGACCATCCCAGTAACCTATGTAGATAAAAGCCTTGTAGTAGTCGTTCCACATAAGGGTGACATCGCATGTCGGTCTGTACTCATTTGACTGCGACCTCGCAGGGTCATAAACAACAGTGTTTCTACTTATCACGATTGATTGAAAAGTTTTGTCGCGCAGATAGCGTTCAAAATCTTGTTGATATTGCAACTCCTTGGCTTGCACATAAGCCTTTATGTGAGGTAAAACTGATTGTTTCTCATCATCGGTAAGTTTTTTCCAATATGGATATGCCTTCCCTTTTTTCCCTTTTCTCCTATATGCAATCCAACAAGTTTCAAACAATTCGTCCGAACTTTTAGAAATAGATTTATCTATTTCATTTTCTTTATTATTATTATCTGTTATTATATCTGTATTACATCGTTCATTTTGGCACGCTCCATCGTTCATTTTGACACAATCGAATAAGTCATTTTGCAATGATATAGAAAAAGGGGCAATATCATAGCCGCAATCCCTCATCATTTTCAGTCCTTTTACCGTCAGGGCATACCAATTAGTCTTATCCCACTTGTCCTCGTTGAAATTCCCCTTTACTATGATTCCCTCTTCTTCCAAGTGCTTGATTATACGGAAGATTTTAGTCTCATTCATGTAAGTGAAGAAATCAGCGTAAGCCTTCTTGCTGTTGTAAGTCCAATACAACCCTTCGTGGAAGTGCTTTTTGTTGGCAGCGTTTTTTACTATCCAAAAGTAGAAATGATGCAATAGTACGGCTTCTTCAATTCCGTAGCTTTTTGCAATAGTCGTGTTAAAGTGATGTTCCATTTATAGCAGAATTTATAAAAACCTAATGGATGATACTACTCGCTGCTGCTATTCAGCTTTCGTACCACCCATTTCGGCGAGAAGAGTAATTACTATGTATCCTTAACGCTTTTGCGTCAAAATAGCAGACAACGCAAACAACGATTTTTCATTGGAAAGAGTGGCGTAGCTAATGAGCCTCGAACTACGCCACCTTTGGTTATGGAAGCTTAACAAAAGCCACTTTGCAAAGTTACTAAATATTTTTAAGATAACAAAATATATTAACGTATTTAACTTTTGCCAACGTCTAATTTCTTGTGCATCCATTTTTGATTATTTTCTTAGGCTTTCGTGTTCAATAGTGAAAGAATGCGTTATCGAGTGCAATCTGTCGATTGTCCTTATGCCGTATCTTTCACACAGTTCTTCTGGCGTCAAGTTTGTTGTCATAACCAATAATCGCCCATTATCTTCACATGAATCTATCAATTCGGAAACGAAATCACGTTTTGTGCCATAGTGAGAAGATATACTTTCTGCGCCAACATCGTCAAGTATTAAAATGGGCGAATACTTCATCGGGAAATCATTTTCGTAACGGCTTTCTATATCCGTTGCCTTGACGCAACAGCAAAGTTCAACATTGCTTTGTATTCGCATATAATGCTTAAACACGATTGGTAATATCTTTGTGCATATAAGTGATTTGCCAACTCCGTTTGAACCGTTAAGCAATAATCCACGGCGATGGTTATCCTCTAACCAATCGGCAATCCAATCATATTGTGGTAGCCATTGTGCATTGTCACCAACGTAATATTGCAATCCTCGCATAAGAATGCCCTTTGCGGTATCTTTTGGCAAAGATAGTTGCAATATTTCCTGCTTATTCCCGTATATGTCAAAAAAATCTTTTCCCATTTCTTTTACCAATTTTTACCAGAGTTCTTTTTGTATTTTTCTTCTCTACCTTTTTCAAGAATAAAGCCAATAGGATTGTTGTTACCTCTTTGCTTTAATTCAAACAAGCCAGCATAATTGTTTGCGATGCTTTGTTCAATGATTTCTTTTGCTTTGTCAACATTGTTGCTGCTTAATTTAATCAGCCGCTTGACCATTGCCATGAAAGATGATTGCGTCTTGTATCGTTCTTTGCGCTCTTTCTTGTATTGACACCAATCACGAACAATATCAACAAATTCACTTGGCACATCTCTTAGGTCGTATTGTGCAAGCACGTCTTGATTGTTGGCTTTCTTTTGTGAAGATAATTTATTATCTTCTTTTTCTTTTATTTCATTTAGTACTTTATTGTTGGTATTATTATTAGTAGTACTTATTTGTCCTTGATTTGCTTGATTTAGAAAACCTAAATCTTGATTTTCACAATCAAGTTGATTATCAACACTTTTCGTTTTGGGCTCTTCGTAAAACGTATATTCGTTGCCTACAATGCGCTTTTTCTCATCCCTAATCTTTTCTTCTCTGCAATAACCAAAATCCTTTAATTCCTTGATTGCCGTATATATTGCCGATTCTCCTTCTTTAGTGATTTTTACAAATCCTTCTATTGTAAAATCCCAATCATCTTTAAGTGACATAATCATTGCCAAAAAACCTTTTGCTTTTAACGATAGCCTTTCGTCACGCAAAAAGACATTTGAAATGGTTGTGTAGTTCTTGTTTTTTTCAACCCTAATTCGTTTCATTTTGTAGCTGTTTTAATAAACCTAATAGGCGACAATACTCAACGCAGCTACTCGTCTTTCTTATCGCCTATTTCGGCAAAATAGTTATAACTTTATATCTTTACGTCTTTGCGCCTTTGTAGCTGACAACGCATCAACGATTCTTTTCTGAGAAGAGGTAGCGTAGCCAATGCGCTTCGGAACTACGCTACCTTTGATTATGACTGATTAATTCAAAAGCCAAGTGCAAAATTACTAAATACAGTCGTAATATGCAAACTTTTTAATACTTTTTAAGCATTTTGTCTATTCTCATCATTCATAAAAATTTTTTAGCATGTTTATTATTCTTCTCTCCCTCTCCGTCAGAAAGGGAGTGGGTCTTCCTCCTTCTGTGACTGAGGAGCAGGTTGAGGCTGAGGAGCAGGACTCTGTGCCTGTTGTACATTCTGACCCTGTGACTGTGACTGACCTATCTCGGACTCCTTGGCGAATACGGAGAACGCAGTGAGGGAGGTAAACCATCGTCCCTGCCACTCCCTTGAGCTTACGTCGAAAGACACCTTCACGAGACCGCCCTCCCTGAGATATGGTCTAATCTTGTCTATCCTCTCGCGACCGAGAACCTCAAAGCAGATGCTCTTCGGGTATTCACCCTCGGTTCTGACTGCAAATCCACCACGCACCCACTCACCGCGAGCACTCGTCCCACTCTGTTCGGGTAATATATGGCTTACCCTGCCTTCAATTTCTAATGACATAATTCCTGTTTTTTGTTTAAGAGTTGAAAATTCGGCTGCAAAACTAAACAAAATTTTGGGAATACGCAAAATCCCAACAAGATATTTAACTCTTTTTAATAAACTAATATCTATTCTCGTATGCGCACGTATATGCACGCGCGTAAAAAGACTTCTTTTCGGTTAAAATATCACCCGTTTGTCAATACATTCGATTTTTGGCTGATTTTAGCCCCTCTGAGACGTTTTTAGTGCCTGAGTGGTATAAGTTATCATCTGAAGGTGTTTTCGCGCCTCAAATCGCTTAAAATCGTAGAATGAAACACAGAATAAAGAAATACGCCACCGTTTCACAACGACAGCGCACTGATTTCGATTTATAAATTTAGAAGTTGGTGCAAAGATAAGACTTTTTCCTTACACCAACAAATAATATCCAAAATTTAACTCTATACAGGAGATTTTTCATCCTCATCGGCGAAAACGTACCTGTAATCTCCGCATCTGTTGACCTTGCCCTTGCAACACGCGCGAACACCAGAGGCAAAAACCTCCATCTCACGAGCAGCATCTACAACACTGTTGAATGTACGGATATAGTCACCCTCTAAAGAATACTGATTTATGCGCCTATTATGGCATCTGTCGTATTTTCCCGACATAAGCACAGGTTCTTCATCATCCGCATATCTGAATATAAAACCTCCGCTCGTCATAGTCCTCCTGTCACAGCATGAGCGAATGCAAGTCTCAAGGATGCCCAACGACTGCGCAGCCTCCGTTAGATTTGTGTATGAGGCAATATAATCACCATCAAGGGTGTATTGGACTACGTTACGTTCGGATTTCTTTACCTTCCCCTTCTTGCCGACACGTGAGTGTACAGAATCATCCTCATCCTCTTCTTCATCCATGCAAACTTTCAGAGAAATCAAATCCCCGATATTTTCAGCATCGCCAAGAGCAAGCACATCATCGTACATACACGTAGTAAGCATCTTTGAAGTAAACAAGCCAAGAGACTTTTTTATCTCACCGCCATTGTAGTGGAAAATATAGTAGCCATGAAATTCGCGCCCATAAGGAATCCTGTAATCGACCCCGATATATTTCCGCGCACGATTGTCAGTGTCAAACACACCCACATACTGACCGTACACGTCGTACAATATCGCGGCACTGCGCAACACACATTTCTCATACACTCTTTCCACCTCCGTCTCAATAACCTTCTTCTTTACAATCTCTGGAGTGAACGGCGGTATCCTCCCGGGTATCTTACCATACTTCTTCTCGCAGACCATATAATTGCCACAGACAAGACCGCGACTCTTCATCGCACTTACAACTACGCTATCCTTTACTCCTAAAGCATAGGCACAGCGACCAACGGAAGAATGTTCCTCGACAAAATCACCATCCGCAGTGTACAACAACACTGACTTGCCAGAACAAGGAGCAGATGCACCAAAGGTCGACTCGATGGCATCAGCGGGAATGCCAAGCAACTCGCCTCCCACGCTCACGTTGTATCCACTCGGAGACAAACTCTTCAAATCACGAATGTACTTTATCTCCAATATAGACAAGCACAACCTCAAATCCTCCTTATCACGAACACTAATAGCGCATAGTACATCCCACTCCACATTTTCAATGCCAAACTTACGCAAAGCTACCATCACAGGAGAACCATCCGAATCGTCCGACAAATTGCGCTCGTACAAATGAACTCGCCTACGCAAATCCACCGTCTGACCTACATAAATCTTTCCGTCGGGGAACGTGATGCGATAAATACAACTCGCACTCACTCTTTTTACTTCTTCTAAATTCATAATCTTTAATCTCTTTGTTTGACTTAAATTTATTTCACAATGCAAAAGTACAAAATAAAAATAAACCACACAAATTTCTCGGTTTAATTAAAGTTAAAATGCGTCGAAAAATTTCAAAAAAAATTTCAAAAAGAGAATAAGTGTTTGCACCCTACCATTTTGCGCTCGGTTTAACCCCGGGGGGTGACTCCACCGAAAGCACAAAACGGACACACACAGCTAAACAAAGAAATATTCATAACAAATGAACGTTAAACAAAAATATATTATTTCATTTCCTAATAATTTACTTTTTGCGCTTTTCTTGTTTTTCTGTTTTTCTTTTTCTTTTTATATTTTCTTTTTGCTTTTTATCTTTTATTTTCTTTTCTTTTTAGTTTACGAATATATATATAAATATCTAAAAGAAAAATAGTTGTATAACATAATATAAATATAAATAAAAGATTATCCGGATAAAATAAACTATAACTAAAACATAAACTAAAATATATAAATAAAAACAGATTAAAACAAAGATAATATATATAAAATAAAACTGGATAAATAAAATATAAATATATATCCAAATAATAATAATATATAACTATGATAATATATATTTTCTTTTATATAATGTGTAAATATATATATATGATAATATTATTAAAATACTAAATGTAAAAATATGTAAATAAAAATACTTTAATTATTAATAAAAGTTAAAAAAATAGACAAAACGCCTGACTTTCAATTTTTCTTATTAATTTTGCGCTCGGAAATCGGGGGTAACACTCCACACAGATTTCACAGAGTTAATAAACATAAGTCGAATTAAATTAACATCATACGCACATCATAGGAGTATAATAATAATCACATAAAGCGTTTTCCGTTTTTGCTCTTGTGTGGAAAAACGGATATAATATGAAAACTAATAATGTGTCAGTATTTGACAACAAGTTTGCAAACAATCTGCAAACTTTGAACGCTACAACAATAGGCGCAAAAGCGGAAATTAAGACCGCAAAGTCCTCGCCTATGTATTACGTTAACGCGCTTAACAAGTTAGCACGTAAAAACGAACTCGTCAACGCTACAAATTTGCACGAATTAGGTGCAAAGGTTCGTTATGCTGCAATACTTCTAGGAAAAGAAGTACCTACAAGTGCACCGTTTAACCTCTATGTGTTTACGAAGGACTTCAAAGGTCGTGTTTGCTATCGTAAACATAGTGTAACCATGCCAAATTGGGGGCTCGAAATAGAGTCTATTTCCGCCAAAGGTTTTGACTACCTTTGCCCTGTAACTATGAGTGAGACTGGTTTTGTCACCGCTTACAAGTACGTACTTGCAGCAGCAGCAAAAGAAGCTGATAAAGTAGCACGTGCGAACAATAGAGAGGCTGCAAAAGCAGCAAAGAAGAGTGCAAAAGCAGCAGCAGCAGCACTCAAAGAAGAGCAGCAACAGGCACGTGAACTTTTTGCAGCGGGCAAATTGACTGCTGAAGAGTTTGCAAAAATAATGATTAAGTGCGCATAATACGCACTTAATCAAGCCCGAAAGCGTAAAAGCGCATAATGTGGGTGCAATACCCACACGGGCACAAAATACAGGTGGTACGTGATACCTAAACACGTACACCGAAAGCGTTAAAAAGCATATTTTTTGTACGCCTGATTTATGGCACGTTTTCGGTTTTCGTTCTTTGGCATATTTACATCACAAAACCTTTGTACAGGGTATTATTTGACACGCTGATTTTAAGCTATGCACAATTTTGTGTTTGTGTTAAATAATACTCAAATAAGAGACATTAATGCAAAGTGGGTACGCACTTTGTAAGGTGACAAAGTACAGAAAATTAGCATCTGTAGCGGTTGAAAAGGTTTTTACACATACCTTTGTGCGTTGAAAAGTTTTGCACTACGTGATAGTGTGATGTCGTTATAAAGTGGGTATTGTTTTTATAACAATATTGTGAATGAAACGATAACTCGAAATAAAGATAGCAATATACAACAGGGTGTAAAAAGCGAGTACGACACAGGGCGCAAATACGAAATTTTGAAAATGTTTAGTGATGTGTTTTACATAAAAAGCAAAAGCAGAAGGGAACAAAAGCATAATGAAATGCAAACATGATTTGTAGTTATTATGTTTGGCGTTCGGTATGCAAATAATATATACGTGTGTTTGTGGTATAGAGTTATTAAGATAGCCCGATAAAAAGCGTTCGGGAGACTCGCACGAGACGATATATCACAATGCAAAAACATTCGCACGTTACACACGTACTAATTATAAATGGAGGACAAAGGTATGAAAATTTCAGATTTTTCAGAATTGAAAGTAACAATAAATCAGCTAAAAAACAAAGCACGTCGGGAACGTGCAAAAGCACGAAAGCAAGCACACAAAGAACGCATGGAAGCGTACAAAGAACAAAGTGCAAAGTGCGTGTGTATTAACACTCAACCAGAGCACATCTTTGAAATTTGTCAACAAAAGAGAAGTGCAAAGAAGTTTCGCAATAACGTGAGTAACCAACACGCAGGAACGTGTAAACCATATACGACCGTTGTCCGTTCTGGATATACGGCAATAACAATTAAAAAAAGATAGGAGGCATAATTATGAAAGCAAACAGAATAATGAGAATGCGTTTTGCATCTCGTCACCTCGACATGGTGAAAATGTGTACACAGTTGGCAAGAGAGTTCAACGACTGCGCAAAAATATCAGAGAGATTTCTGTGCAGAGCAGAAGCTCACATGATGATGGCAAACAGTTACATTTTGCACTAAAGCAGGGAGGGCGCAAAGCAGGGAGTTTATCACTCCCAACAAGTGCGCCGTCGTGACATAAACCAAGATATTATGTATAGCGATATAGTAGCATATTTGGCAACGTGTTTTATTATAGTTGCAGTAGTAATATATGCAGGAATAAACAATCAAAAATAGGAGGATTTATTATGCAGAAATCTTTAGTTTGGGTAATTGTGCAGTCTGCTATTGTAGACGGCAAAGAGACCAAAGGTATTCATGATGTGTACTTGTTTAAGAGTCAGGCACAAGACCGCATGAATGAGATAGTAGTAGAGTTTGAGGACAAGCAGGACGAGCAGGGCAATTTTCTCTGGGAGTGCGAGCGTCCTTGGTGGAGTGTTGCGAACTTCAAGAGCAATACGCACGAACTAACTATGCGTATTGAAGTAGTGGAGCGTGAGATAGAGATTTAAGTATCATATAGTATTAACTAAAGCATAGGAGGCAGAAGCATGACAAAG